CATCCAATGAAAGGCAAGACTCATTCTGAAGAAACTAAAAATAAAATACGTAAAAGTTTGGAGCAAACTAGATTAAAAAAAATAGGAGAACAACATGGCTGATTATAGTGAAAATAAGCCGATTTGGCCTGGTTCATCTTCATTTACCGTTGGATCTACACCATTTGGTTTTTTTGATACAGATCCAGTTTTTCAAGTTCATGCAGATAAGTTTGCAAAAGCGGCCGCTCAACATTTAGGATATCCTATAATGGATGTCGAAATGCAAGCAATAAATTTTTATACTGCATTTGAATCAGCTGTAATTGAATATTCGAATCAAGTTAATCAAGTTAATATTGTTAACAACTTGATGAATACATTGGGTGTACAAACAGCATCTGCATTTTTAAGTGGCTCTAGTTTTACCGGAGCAATGATTGGTAATTCTTTTGGTTATGTTACTAAATTATCAAAAGCATACGGAACTGAAGCAGATAGCGGTGGCACCCGTAAATGGTATACGGCGTCAATTGAAATGACCCCGGGGCAACAAACATATAGTTTACGTACTGCAGTATCAAAATCATTGGGTATCAATATTACAACTTCTTCTATTGAAGTTAAGCGTGTTTTGCATAACGCACCACCAGCAATTGTAAGATATTTTGATCCATTTGTTGGAACGGGCCTAGGCTCACAGCAATTATTAGATGCATTTGATTTTGGAGGTTTTTCGCCATCAGTGTCATTCATGATGATGCCAATTAACGCTGATTTACTTAGATTACAGTCAATTGAATTTAATGATCAAGTTAGAAAATCTAGCTATTCATTTGAAATACATGGAGATGATATAAAAATATGGCCGGTACCAACATCAGGTACAGGATCATCATCAGCAACACCATTTTTCAAAAAAGTTTGGTTTGAATTTATTTTTGATACAGACAAAGATTCCGACGCACTTTTATTCGGCAATACAGCACTTTTAAACGAGGTTGTGTCGGACGCATCAAATATACCATATACATATCAAAACTACGGGAATATTAATGATATGGGGCGTGCGTGGATAATTAAATACGGTATTGCTTCAGCAAAAGAAATGTTAGGCTTAATTCGCAATAAATATAGTAGCGTTCCTATCCCTAATGGCGAAGTAACACTTAATGGAAGTGAATTAGTGTCACAAGGTCAATCTGAAAAAGATACTTTGATAACACAACTTAGAGAGTTCTTAGATAAATTAACTAAAGAGCAAATGATGACACGACAAAATTCAGAAGCAACACAAATGCACGAAATGTTATCAAAAGTTCCATTGAAAATATATGTTGGGTAAGGAGGACGAAAATGGCAATTTTTGGTGGTATACGAGATGCTAGATTTTTAGCCGCAGTTAATTCCGAATTAATCAACGCAATTATAGATACTGAAATTGAATTTTTTAAATTGATTGTTGAATCTAGTGCATCAAACATTTACGGAGAATCTACTAAAAAATCATATTATGATTCATTGTTAATTCCATGTTTAATTACTAAAGAAGGTAAAACAGCTGCTATGGATGATTACGGACATTCATCTACAAGAACGGCTCAATTTGCAATTTCTAGAGACATTTTAGAACGTGCATCATTTTATCCAGAAGTTGGTGATATAGTATTTTGGGATAATGAATATTATGAATTAGATAATGTAGATGCAAATCAATATTTTGCAGGAAAAAATCCAGAAACATGGCCAAATGGAGAAAATCATGGTTACAGCGTTTCTGTTATTTGCGATGCACATGCAACTCGCCAAACACCAACAGGTATTACAAATTTACGAAAAGGCGGAAACAATGTATCGCCGGCATATAAAGGATTTTAATGCCTAACATTAATAGAAAAAATATTGATCGTAAAACAAATAAACCAAACCCCGAGCGCACCGGTGGAATGCGTCCTGATATCATTTTAAATCGTGCCGAACAGATACGTAGAGATGATGACATTATTAGAACTGCAAAACGTACGTTGTATGATATAGATTATGCAATTAAATCATATATTGAAAATGAAATACGTCCGCAAATTGTAGATCAACAACAAAATTTGGTAGTTCCTGTAATTTTTGCTAATGGCGAAAAATGGGATAACGTTAGAAGATTAGGATATATACGCGATGAAAAAGGAATGTTACAATCTCCTGTGATCATGTTAAAACGAAATTCAGTTACAGAACGAGATTCTGTACGAGGATTAGATGTTAATCACGTATTGTCTGAAAATGTAAGGATATACAAAACTAAATACAATGAACGAAATAGTTATCTAGATCAATTATTTCCAATTCCGATAAATCAACCACAGCCATCAGAAAAAGTTTTTATTGCAGATATTCCAAAATATGTGAATATTGAATATGAAATGATGTTATGGTGTGATTTTACCGAACAAATGAATAATCTTGTAGATCAGATTATGCCATATAGTAGATTTGCATGGGGAAATGAAGCCAATCGTTTTTCAACATCATTAGGTCAAGTCTCATTCGAAACAGTAAATACAATTGGCGAAGATCGATTAGTTCGAGCTACAATTCCATTAACGGTATTAGGAACATTGTTGTCTGAACAAGAAGTACGTAGATCTACATTGAGAAAAGCATATTCAGTCAAAAAAGTTACTTTCGAAAATATTATTGATATCGGTGATGATTTATTTGCATCAACTGCAGTTTCATCTAAAGTTCTTCAAGCACAAAGCATTGTTTCTAGTGGAGGCACTATAGTTGTATCATCGCCATCAGGTCAAGTAACACCAATCAATATACCAACAATGGCATATTTGATTAATTTAACAGAACAAATTGCAACATATGTTAATGCAAATACAATAACAATAAATGCATTTGCAGCAATCAATCCAGTTAATTTCCTTGTTGCTACTAAAAATGAATTTGATGTATACATCAACGGCCAATATGCAGACAAAGTAACATATACATGGACACCGAGTGATGTTACTGCACAAACTATTACGTTTGATACCGCAGAATTAGGTTTTAGTATTCTATCAACAGATGTAATTGTAGTGAAAGGTAGGTGGGCATAATGAGTGGATCAAGACAGTTTAGACCTGGACAATTACGTACAGGTTCATTGTTTGATATTTCGTCAAGCTATGCTGTTACCGCATCATTTGCACTAAATGCGCAATCTCCATTTCCATTCAGTGGTAGCGCTGTTATTACCGGTTCTTTGCAAATCCGTTCCGATCGAAATGACATTTTTATCATAAAGAATTTTGCAGAACAACCTATATTAACTGTATCGCAAAGTGGAGTAGTAACATTAGCAACTCAAAGTGTTGAGTTAACTGGACCAGCACCAAATGGTGCAATATATTTTACATCATCATCATTGTTCATTGGATTAGATTAAAATGAATAAACGATATATTTATATAAAAAAGAAATAAGGGCAATCAATGGCAACTTGGAAAAAGGTCGCGGTATCCGGCAGTAACGTATCACAATTTAACAATGATTCTGGTTATCTAACATCAGCAACCACACCTAAAGCATTTGCAACAGCATCTGTGGATGGAGTACATCTTTTAGCTGACACTTCAGCTGGCGCATTAATATTTGCATCATCATCGGGTCAAGGTTTAACTATATCTGGCAATGCAAGTAATGATACAATTACGTTTGGCTTAAGTGCCGTTCCAAATGCAAGTTTAGCAAATTCAGCAGTAACAGTTACAGCTGGCAACGGTTTAACTGATGGCGGTTCTGTTTCGTTAGGCGGATCTACAACATTAAACATCGGCGCCGGCACTCATATTACAGTTAATGCAAATGATGTTGCGGTTAATACAACAACATTAATACCCGCTATTTCAGGTTCAATATTTACTCATGTAAGTGGTGATATTACTATATCTACTGATGGCGTAGCTGCAATTAGCAATGGGGTTATCGTTAATGCAGATGTGAACGCAGCCGCAGCCATTGACTATACAAAATTGAATTTTGCAGGCTCTGGATTTGTTTCTGCTTCATCTTTATCATCAGCAACACAAGGTACTGCTGTATTAACAACTAATGGCGTTGCGGGTTCAACAGTCGATTTAGGATTAGAGACAGGAGATTCACCTCAATTTGTTAATTTAACATTGACAGGAGATGCAGCAGTTAATGGTGGTGACTTAACAACCTCAGCTGCAACGTTTAATTTAGTCAACTCAAATGCAACTACAGTCAATTTTGCTGGTGCAGCAACAACATTAAACATTGGTAATGCAGCTGGTACTACAACTATTTCAGGTAATGCAATTGTTCAAGGTGACTTTACCGTTAATGGTACAACAACATATCTTAACGTACAAGATCTTTTTGTAGAAGATAAATTTATCGTATTAGCATCTGGATCAGCAACAGCAGGCGATGGTGGTATTATTATTGACCGCGGTTCTGATGCTGCTGGTAATATTGCATATGGATACGATTCATCAACGGATCGTTGGGGATTTCAATCAGGTGTTACAGATTTAACTAACGCATTAGATCCAACATCAGCATCTGGTGTAAGCGGCTCATTTGTACCATATTTGTTTACAGAAAATGATCATGGTGTAACAAAACCAATTACAGGAGAGTTTGCAGTGCAAGGTGCAATGTATACATCTAATGCTGGAGATATTTGGATTTACGCATAAAATTTTATATAATAAGTTATGGGCATAGTAAATAAATTAGTTCCGAATTCGAACATAA